TATTAGAAGACGCTATCTTAATTTATAGAACACAAAGAGCTCCGGAGCGTAGAGTATTTTATGTTGATGTAGGTAATATGCCATCACACCTTGCAATGCAATTTGTTGAAAGAGTTAAAACAGAAATCCATCAAAGACGTATTCCAAGTAAAACAGGAGGCGGTACTTCTGTAATAGATAGTGCTTATAATCCTTTATCAACTAATGAAGATTACTTCTTTCCGCAGACTGCTGAAGGTAGAGGATCAAAAGTTGAAACACTACCAGGTGGTACCAACTTGGGGGAAATAGACGACCTTAAATACTTTACAAACAAACTTGTAAGAGGTTTGCGTATTCCTAGCTCTTACTTACCAGCGGCCGCACAAGACGAAGGACAGAGTCAGTTTAATGATGGTAGAGTAGGAACAGCATACATACAAGAATTAAGATTCAACAAATACTGTGAACGTTTACAAAACTTGTTAGTAGAAGTGTTTAATCAAGAATTTAAACGTTATCTATTAGAAAAGGGCGTAAACATTGATATAGCAATGTTTGACTTATTATTCCAACCACCACAGAACTTTGCAAGTTACAGACAGTCAGAACTAGATAATCAGCGTATAGGAACGTTTGCACAGATACAAGCTATCCCGTTTATCAGTAACAGATATGCTATGAAACGTTTCTTAGGAATGTCAGATGCCGAACTTGCTGAAAATGAAAGATACTGGAAAGAAGAAAATGACGAAAATCTAACCAAGCCACCAACTGATGCACAAGGAGAAATGAGAGGTGCAGGTATAAGCGGTGCAGGTATAGGTGCAGATATAGAAGGTGCAACTGATACAGCACCAGAAGGTGAAGATCCTACAGTAACAGCAGGAGCAACTGATACAACAGGTGCAGGAGGAGATGCCGGTGTAGGTGACGCAGAGCCAACGCCTGAGGCATAAATAATAGCATGATACTTAGAGAATTATTTTATTTTGACAAACAAACTATCGAACCGATCGAAGACAAGTCTTATGATCCAACAGATGATGAAAGTATTGTTAAACGTGATGATACACGTAAAACAAGATTGACACTGAGACAAATCAACAAAGCCCGTAAGGCTTCAGAAGTACATGCTGAAGAGCAAGAGAAAGAACTAGATTTTGTCCGACAGATGTACGGAATTCAAGCACAACCAGAAGCAGTATAAGAGGTAAACCGATGACGGTAGCTTTCGTTATAGGAAATGGCGAGAGTCGAAAAGACATTGACCTCTATTCCTTAAAAAATTATGGAAAAGTTTATGCCTGTAATGCAGTATACAGACATTTTCAACCTGACTATCTTGTAGCTGTTGATGTAAAAATGATACTAGAAATAAATCAACATAAATGGCAAATGGAAAATCAAGTATGGACAAATCCTAACAAGGCATATCACGGTATGCAAGGATTCAACTTTTTTCAACCAAGCAAAGGTTGGAGCAGTGGACCTACAGCATTATGGTTGGCAAGCACACATGGACACGATACAATTTATATACTAGGATTTGATTTTCATGGAAAAAAAGACGAAAAAGGAGAACGGACAAAGGTAAATAACTTGTACGCAGGAACGCATAATTATAAAAAGACCCATGAACCGCCAACATATTTTGGTAATTGGGAACGGCAAACTGCATCAACGTGTGAATCACACGCTGGAACGAAGTATATAAGAATAGTTGAAGACGGTGATGACTTTATACCTAAACAACTAAAAAAAGTTGCAAATTGTTCTCATATTTCAATAAGTGAGTTCAAAAGATACTATGATATGTAGCAACGTGTCAAAACAGACTGTTTTGACACCATTTTCCACGTATTTTATAATAATAATGTAAATAATACTAGACAGCCTTACCAATTAACTTAACAGGAGAGAAAAATGGCAGATAAATCCAAATTAGAGCAAATGCTCGAAAAACTAGTTAATAATGACCGCGAAGGTGCGGATTCATTATTCCACGAATTTGTAATTGAAAAATCTCGTGGCATTTATGAAAAAATGCTAGAAGACGATCTAAATGATATCGAAGTTGACGAAGCTTCTCATGATAAAGATGAGAAGAAGAAAGATATGAAAAAAGACGACGAGAAAATGAAAGAAGAATCAGACGAAGAAGTTGATGAATCTTCAGATGACGAAGAAGTAAAAGAAACTTCAGATGAAGAAGTTGATGAAGCTTCAGACGAAGATGTTGAAGAAGCAACAGACGAAAAAACAGACGAAAACTTCGCAGAAATTACACCAGAAGCTGACCCAATGGGCGGTGACGCGGCAGATGACATGATCGATGACATGGAAGATGGCGATGAAGGTGATATGGAAAAAGACGATGACGCAGAAGATATGGAAGACCGCGTTGTTGACTTAGAAGATGCTCTTGATGACCTAAAAGCTGAATTTGAAAAAATGATGGCTGACAAAGAAGGTGGCGACGACATGGATGATGAAGACGCTCCGGACATGGATATGGGTGATGAAGAGAAGGAAGACGAGGCAATTATGCCAGCTTCCGATCTTAGCATGGAACAGCCAGTAGCTGACGAAATGCCTTTTGAAGGTAAAAAATCAGACACTGAGCAAATGCGTGAATATGTAGAAAAAGTTGCTACACCTAAAGGTGAAGACAACAAAGCTAAAAGCCCAGTAGCAAGTGCTAACAAAATGGGTGGAACAGCTTCTAACTTGAACGCAGGTGGAGAAGGCGATACAAAGGGTTCGGCGATGTCAGCAAAAGAAGATAATGCTGGTAACGTAAACGTACCTGGAGCAAAGGCTTCAAAATCAATGTCAAATGCTAAAGGCCACGGCGCTGAGAAAAAAGGCGCAGGCGAAACAGGTGCTGACACAAAGAGTGTTGTCGGTAGCTAATTGAGGACTGAAGGTAGATGTTAAACTTACTATCAGAGGCATTATCATTCGACCAAGCTAAAATGGTCGTGGAGCATACCGAAAATGAATCAGGTGGAAAAGACCTGTATTTAAAAGGTATTTGCATCCAAGGTGGTGTAAGGAATGCTAATCAAAGAGTATATCCTGTTACTGAAATCGGTAGAGCTGTCAACACGCTCAACGATCAGATTAAAGGCGGATATAGTGTACTTGGTGAAGTAGATCATCCAGAAGGACTCAACATAAACTTGGATCGTGTTTCACATATGATCACCGAAATGTGGATGGACGGACCAAATGGTTATGGAAAATTAAAAGTAATTCCAACTCCGATGGGACAACTAGTTAAGACAATGTTAGAAAACGGCGTCAAGATTGGTGTCTCATCCAGGGGTTCGGGAAATGTTAAAGAAGACGGTAGCGGAGAGGTCAGCGAGTTTGAAATTATTACTGTTGACTGTGTCGCACAACCAAGTGCTCCGGGAGCCTATCCAACTCCCATTTACGAGCATTTGTTGAATACATCAGGTGGTTATAAGGCAATGAATATGGCTCGTCAAATACATGGCGATGAAAAGGCTCAAAAATACTTAAAGGAATCGTTGGTCAACATTATCAACGGTCTCCAATAATTTAGGAGAAAACTAATGTTAGATGCACTGAAGACACTCTTTGAAAACAATGCAATTTCAGAGGAAATCAGAGCAGAAATCGAAAGTGCATGGGAGCAAAAGGTTAAAGAAAACCGTTTGACAACCACTGCTGAACTTCGTGAAGAATTCGCACAAAAGTATGAGCATGATAAGTCTACTATGGTGGAAGCCATTGATAAAATGCTTGAAGAAAAACTTGGTGAGGAAATTACAGAATTCACAGAAGATCGCAATAAACTAGCTGAAGCAAGAGCAAAGTATGCCGTAGCAATGCGTGAAAACGCAGATCTACTTAAAACTTTTGTTGTTAACCAGTTAGGTAAAGAGATCGGTGAATTACACGAAGACCAAAAAGCAATGGCTGGAAAATTCCAAAAACTTGAAGATTTTGTTGTTGATTCTCTTTCAAAGGAAATCGCAGAGTTTTACGAAGATAAAAAAGACTTGGCAGAAACAAAGGTACGTTTAGTACGTGAAGCCAAAGAACATCTAGCTAAAGTTAAGGGCAAGTTCATCAAAGATGCGACAAAAATAGTAGCAGAAACAGTAGAGAAAGGTCTTACTACAGAAATTTCTCAACTTAAAGAAGATATTGAGTCAGCTCGTAAGAATGATTTTGGAAGAAAGATTTTTGAATCTTTTGCTTCAGAATATTCAAACAGCTATCTTAATGAGAAGTCCGAAACTGCAAAACTACTAAAAGTTGTAGAGTTGAAGGACAAGCAACTAGCTGAAGCTAAGGTTAAAGAAGTTGAAAAAACTAAGATGGTTGAAAGCAAAGAAGCTGAAATCAAAACAGTTAAAGACTCAGCTAAGAGAAAAGAAGTTATGAATGAACTACTTTCTCCGTTAAACAATGGACAAAGAGAGATCATGACCGACTTGCTGGAATCTGTACAAACTGACAAATTGCAAAAGCAATTTGACAAGTACATGCCTAGCGTGATTGCAGGAAATACCCCAGCGAAGGAAACTAAGGCGACGTTAACAGAAGGCACACAAGTAACAGGCAATAAAGAAAACTTAAATGACATAGATGCAGGTTCGTCTAACACAGATAACGTGATAGACATTCGAAGACTTGCAGGGATTAATTAAGGAGAAAACAATGTCAGAACTACTAGAAAGTCGCTGGCAGGATACAAAGACTGCACTTCTTGAAGGCCTTCAGGGCAATAAGAAAGCTGTAATGGGCGTTACTCTTGAAAATACTCGTAAGTATTTGGCAGAGGCGGCAACAGCAGGTGCATCTACGGCAGGTAACGTTGCCACACTTAACCGTGTAATCCTTCCGGTAATCAGACGTGTTATGCCAACTGTTATCGCCAACGAATTAGTTGGTGTACAGCCTATGACAGGTCCAGTGGGTCAAATCCACACATTAAGAGTACGCTATGCAGACGCATTTGATGATGTAACTGCTGGTGAAGAAGCTCTATCACCATTCAAGATTGGTGTTGGGTATTCAGGTGGCGGTTCTACCGACAAAGCTGATACTACATCTGCTCTTGAAGGTCAAGCTGGTAAGCGTTTAAGCATCCAGATCTTGAAGCAAACAGTCGAAGCAAAAACCAGAAAGCTATCAGCTAGATGGACTTTTGAAGCGGCTCAAGATGCTCAAGCACAACAAGGTATCGACATCGAAGCAGAAATTATGGCGGCATTAGCTCAAGAAATTACTGCTGAGATTGACCAAGAAGTTTTAGCTTCTTTACGTACTTTGGCTGGTACAGCTCAAGAAACGTTTAACCAAGCGGCAGTTAGCGGTACAGCTACATTTGTTGGTGATGAACATGCGGCATTGTCCGTGTTAATCAACAAAGTTGCTAACAACATCGCGGCTAGAACAAGACGTGGCGCGGGTAACTATGCAGTGGTATCACCATTTGCATTAACTATCCTACAGTCTGCTACAACTTCAGCGTTTGCAAGAACAACTGAAGGTACTTTTGAAGCTCCAACTAACACTAAAATGGTTGGTACTTTGAACGGTGCTATGAAGGTTTATGTAGATGCGTATGCAGGCGACACTACTGACGTATTAGTTGGATACAAAGGCTCTTCAGAGTCTGATGCGGCGGCATTTTACTGCCCATACATTCCACTAATGTCAAGTGGCGTTGTGTTAGATCCTAGCACATTCGAACCAGTTGTGTCTTTCATGACTAGATACGGATATGTTGAGCTATCAAACGTTGCTTCTTCATTAGGTAATGCGGCAGACTACTTAGGTAGAGTTGCAGTATCTAACGTAACTTTTAGCTAATAATAGTTACAGCGAATTTAAAAAGGGCGGCTTATGTCGCCCTTTTTTTATGACGTTTTTATCCCACCCTCATACCCAATAAATAACATGCTTTAGACATTTCGGATTGGAGCATATAATCATGAATCTTGAGGACATCATACAGCTTTGGCCAATTGCTGTGGCTTTTGTTTCATTAGTCATAGTTTTAGCCAAAATGTACAACAGAATAGATACATTAGAAGAAAAGGTAAAAACATTATTTGAACTATGGAATAGCAAAAAATAACATTTTGGACAAAAAAAGTAAAAAAAACAGTTGACAAATGCTTTTTTATTT